ACACGAACAATGGGAACTCGACTCGAAAAAGTCAAGGCGAAAGACGAAACCGCAAACCTAGTTATTGGTAAATTGACCTCAATCGGCGAAATCGGCGTAGAGAGTGATGAACAAGACACAACGACTCTGGACACAGAGGGCGGCTACAAGGAGTTTATCGCAACCACCAAAGACGCAGGCGAGGTAGCAATCGCTGGTAACATCGTCAAAGCAGACGAAAAAGGCACTATTGCTAAATTGCTAGCATTAGCCGAGAACCAAACAATGCAAGAATGGATTGTAACATATCCGTCAGGCGCAAAGTGGCAATTCAAGGGCTTTATCAAGTCTTTCAAGGACGGCGAAAAGACCGTCGACGGATTGGCTACTTTCTCCGCAACAATCCGCGTGAGCGGCAAGCCAACCTTCACCCCAACAGAGCCAGGCACTCTTTAAGGAGAACAAAAAGCGAACGGGTGGCGCTATATCCGCCCGACCACAGCAACATAAACGAGGTAAGAAATAATGGCAGAAGCCGAGAAGCTAAATCTAAAGTTTAACGCACGAATAGTCGACAGTATCGAAAGAGCCGTCGGCAATGTTTCTATCGAACATATCGCCGCAGACGGAAGCGTGCGCGCTTTATCGAAGATATTAGAACACGCACTCTGGGACGAGAACGCCCAGCGATACGGCGTTAGCTCAAAGGTAGCCCTGGACACGCTGGACGCACAGTTTGAAGCAGGACGCGACAAGTACGATATTATGCTAGACGTAACAGAGGCGCTAGTGGAGGCGGGTTTTTTACCGCAGAACACGAACGTCGAAGCGATGAGGCGCAACAAAGCCGAAGTGAACGAGGCTCTGGCGGACATAAACTAGAACGCAGAGTTTCACAGGCGCTAGGATTGTCTACATACGGCGCGCAATGGCGCCACCACGAAATCACAGCGCTAGAAATAGGCTTAGACCTGAAATACTACTGGGAATTAACGCCAAAGCAGTTTCAAAAGCACTTAACGGCGTACCACACCAGGAGAAAAGAGAACGAAAAGCGAACAGACCAGCTGAACTACCTCCTCGGCGCTTACGTCGGCTCAGCTGTGAACAACGGAAAGCACTACCCGAAGGAGCCTTTCCTATCGCAAAAGAAGCGGCGCGCAATGACTCCCGAAGAAATGGAGGAGCAGGCAATCCGCAACACGATAAAATTAGGAGGTAACCTACAATGACAGTCGACGAGCTAAAGCTGCTTATAACCGCGAATGCCGACCAGATGAGAAAAGAAATCGGTCGCGCCCGCGCAGATATTGACGCAATCGCTTCGAACGCGACAAAAGCCTCGTCGACCGTTTCTGGTTCTTTCCGCGGAATGGGCGCAGGAGCCGTCGCAATGGGTGGATTAGTAGCCGCTGGTATATCAAAAGCCATAGGCGCTATCACATCGACCCTAGGCGACGCCGTATCACGCGTTGATACGTTGAACAACTTTCCGCGAGTAATGGGCAACCTTGGAATATCAGCCGAAGACGCCCAGAAATCTATCGACTATATGATCCAGAAGCTCGTAGGATTGCCGACGACCCTCGACACAGCCGCAAGCGCCGTGCAACGCTTGACTGCCGCGAACGGCAACGTCAAAGCCAGCACCGAAATGTTCCTCGCAATGAATAACGCCATAATTGCAGGAGGCGCGCCAGCACAAGTGCAAGCGAGCGCAATCGAGCAATTAAGCCAGGCTTACGCAAAGGGTAAACCTGATATGATGGAATGGCGCAATATGATGACCGCAATGCCTGCTCAATTGAAGCAGGTGGCGCAGTATATGGGCTACGCAAGCTCGAACCAGCTCGGCGAAGCCTTGCGAAGCGGGACCGTTAGTATGAACGACTTTATGAAGGCTATGATAGACCTGAACCAGAAAGGCGCTGACGGAATAAAGCCGTTCTCAGAGCAAGCCTTAGGTGCCGCGGGCGGAATTGAAACAGCCATAACGAATATGAAGACAGCCTTCACCCGAGGCTTGGCGGACATTATGAACGCAATCGGTCAGTCGAACATCGCGGGCTTCTTCCAGATGATAACAAACGCGATTAACGCCGCAATACCGTACGTAGTAGGCTTTGTGAAGGTTATGGTTATGGCGGTCAGCTGGATAGGCTCACTCTTCGGCGGCGGAGGCAAGAAAGCCGAAGGAATGAAGAAAGCAGTCGACAGCGTCGGCAAATCAGTCGGTGGCGTAGGCGCAGGCGCGGCAGGTGCAGGCAAACAGCTAGGCGGAGCCGCAGGGCAAGCAAAGAAGCTCAAGAAAGAGCTAGCAGGCTTAGCGGCGTTTGACGAAATGAACGTCCTGAAAGAGCCAGAAGACAACGCAGGTGGCGGCGGCGGAGGCGGCGGCGACGCAGGCGGCGGCGGTATGGATATGAGCGGCTTAGACTTTGACCTTGGCAATATGGACAAGGGCGCAAGCAAAGCCGACGAAATCGCGCAGAAAATCAAGGACAGCTTCCTGAAAGCTTTCGAAGTTATTCAAGACACAAAATCGTGGCAGGCTTTCGCGAACGGCGTAACGAAAATCTTCGGAGCATTAGCCGACAACGGTAAAAGAATATTCACGAGCATAAGTAACATCGTAGTAGCCGAAGCGGGTGCTTGGTCGACAGTCATCAGCCAGCGCGCTGGAGAAATTGACGAACACTTTGCAAATCTCATAACATCGATATCAAACACAACCGCAACGCTGGCGAACGTAAAGCTAGCGCCATTTACTGGCTTTTTCGAGGGGCTAGAAAGCGTAGTGGTGCCGCGAGCCGAAGAAGTCGCCAACAATTTTACTACCGCATTTTTGGGCGCTATGGACATCACCGCGAAGCTGAGCGAGCTGGCGAACTCTTTCCTCGAACCGCTCGTGGAGCCACTGAGGCAAGGCTTCTCAGATATCGGCTACTTGGCGGGTACAATCCCCGCAGACCTACTGCAAGGATTAGCTGACGCCACGCCGCAAATCGTCGACAACTTGACGGGGCTTATGGAAGATATGAAGAGCGTCTTTACGCAGATAAGCACAATAGTAGGCACAATCTGGACGGACTTCACAGGCACCCTGAAAAGCACCTGGGACACATACGGAAAAGACATCTCAAAGGGAATAGGCGAGTTCTTAGGCAACATCACGGGGACATTTAAGAGGCTTTACTCAGACGTCCTAGAGCCAATCATTAAGCCATTTTTGGACGAGTTTCAGAAGGTCTGGAAAGACCAGCTACAGCCAGCCCTGAAAGCCGTAACCGACTTCATCGGCAAATTAGTAGCAGGAGCGCTCGAAATCTACAACAAGTTTATAACGCCAATTGTAAACTGGATTATAAGCACATTTAAGCCTGTCTGGGTGGCGTTAGGCACGACGATCGGCGGAATAATAAACACCGCGCTAAGCACAATCGGAGGCTTCGTACGCGGCGTATTCACAGTACTCGGCGGACTGGTTGACTTCATCGCGGGAGTATTCACAGGCAACTGGAAAAAAGCCTTTGAAGGACTGAAAGGAATTGTAGGCGGAGCGCTCGGCGCGCTTGGAGCAATTGCAAAGGCGCCAATTAACGCGTTGATTGACATAATTAACGGCTTTATTAACGGCTTGAACCAAATCAAAATACCAGACTGGGTGCCAGGCGTCGGCGGTAAGAATATGAACATACCGAAAATACCGAAGCTCGCCCGCGGAGGCGTGGTTGACCGCGCAACCCTTGCAGTGGTCGGCGAAGCAGGACGCGAAGCGGTCGTGCCACTCGAGAACAACACAGGCTGGCTCGATAAAATCGCGAGCCAACTCGCCGAGAGGGGTGGCGCAGGAAGCCAGGCTCAGACTATAATAGTAAAAATTGGCGAAGACGAACTGGTGCGTCGCGTCATCGACGGAATTAACGACCAGAGCTATATAAACAATCAAGGGGTGATATTGGTATAACATTATGGCAGAAGCACTTGTAACAATCGAAGGCGTCGAGATACGAGAATTAAAGAAGTACGACGTGCAGGCGAGTAAGCTCTGGAAGGACGCAGGGCGCAATATGAGAGGCAGTATGAGAAGTACGCTGATAGGTATCTTTCCGAAATTAGAGCTGGAGTTTGTGCCTATGGAATACGCCCGAGCCGCGCAAATCGCGGGAATATTGAACCGCCCCTTCTTCAATGTGCGCTACTTCGATATTCACACGAACTCGTACAAAGCACAGACATTTTACGCGAACGACCTCAAGCTCGGAGTACTTGACCGCAGACGCGGACTAGTAACCGACTTTAAGGTGAACCTGATAGCACAGGAGGCACAGCGATAGTATGCACGAGCGACACCTAGACGACCTACGAGAGCGCCAGGAGTTTATAAACGGCTTGGACATCCCAGCTCGCGAAATGGAGATGTTTCTTCAGACAATGGACGAGGGCGAAGAAATCACAATGACCGACCGCGACCTGCTTATAAGCGCGACCCTTGAAAGCGAAGTGCCAGGAATTGGACGCCTTGAAATGCAGAAGCTGACGCTAACACACCTCGAAGGTAAGGAACTACTCGGTCGCAAGTTTACTCTTCAAGTGAGCGCAGGGCAGAGGGACAGCCTCGGGCAATTGCCCGCGCCGCTAACCCTCGGCACATTTTACGTGGTGTCATCGGAAAAAATCAAAGACAAGGACGAGGTCAAAGTAACCGCATACAACCAGACGCACCTATTAACCGCGGAATACAAACCCGAGCTATTCACATACCCGACAACCGCAAACGAGCTACTCCAGCAAATCTGCGGCGTTTTGGACATCGCCCCGACAATGAACCAGGCGAACATCGATATCGACATAGAGCAAGACCTTTATAAAAATATTCACGGTATACAATACCGCGAAATCATCGAGGAGCTAGCGGCACTCACAGGAAGCATAGCGCGCTTTAACAATCGCGGCGACCTGGAGTTTTGGTGCGCAAACGACCTCGAGGGCGAAACCGACAAACACCACGTCAAAATACCAGACGGCGCGCTGATAAAATTGACGGAGCTAGAAAAATACGGAGCCGTAAATAGCCTAGTCCTGGCACGAAGCCCACAGAACGACAACGTAGCCGAAACCGAGCCAGGCGCGAACCCTATCATAGAGGCGACAATCACCAACAACCAAATCATAGACAAGCGACGCGAAGCGGTGAAGGCTAAACTCTTTCCATTTTTCAAGGGCTTAACCTACTACCCGTTTGAAGCCGAAACCAGCGGCGTGATAGGCGCATTAGTCGGCGATATCGTCGAGATTAACGGCAAGCGCTCCGTAGTTATGGGGCGCAAATTAACCCTGGACGGCGGAATTAAAGAAAACCTCTGGTGCAAAGACCCAGCACGCACAAAAATAAACTACAACCGCACGAGCAACATCGACAAGCGCATAAAGAACACGGAACTCTACGTGGACAAGCAGGAGCAGGTTATCCGCGGAGTAGTGAGCGACGTCCAAACGCTCGGCAACACCGTAAACGACAATCACACAGAAATCACGCAGAAAGTACGCGAAATCACAAACAAGATACAGCGCGCAGGAGGCAATAACCTCCTCAGGAACTCTGCCTTCTTTTACAAATCGAAAGAGAAGCCAGACGACACAGCCGCAGAGCCGAACCTATACAAGCCGTGGAAAGAGGAAACGCTAAGCTCGCCCTCAATTATCGACGTAGCACCGAGCGCAGAGGCAAAAGCCAACGGTGGTATATCAGGCAACAATCTCTTCTTAAGAGGCAGACGAGTAAGCCAGACCGTGAAAATCAGACGCTCGAAAATCACGGACACGGAGGAAGAGCGGGGCTACTACACATTAAGCTGTCTTATCAAGAAGAGCGCGCTAGGAATTGCAGGAATGCTTGTGCGAACCGCGACAGTGCCAACCGAGAACCTCTGCTATACACAAATCGGCGAAGGAGAGAGCGCCTTTTATAAGCGCCTGGAGTGCGAGCCATTTTATACGACCGCAAGCGACGAGGTTATAGTTGAAATCTGGGCGAACGGCGACGCAGAGGCAACCTTTACGGACATAATGCTAGCGCACGGCAGAAGCTCCGCAAACTGGGAGCAAGCCAGCGGCGAGGCAATGAGTACCTCCGTTACAATGAACGAGTACGGCTTGATAGTGAAGTCGGACATTTACGACGGAGCCTACACAGCAATGACACCGCTCGAGTTTTCAGGATACGCAGAGTCAGACGGAACCCAACAGCGCGTCTTTACGGTGAACGGCGAGCGGACAATCGTGACGAAGTTTTCAGCAAAAGACGAAATAGTGCTGAACCCTATAAAACAAATCGCAATTAAAACAGGAAGCATTAAAGGCGTCGCGTTTATTGACAGCGGAGAGGAGGACTAAACCGTGGCAACATCGGGACGAATTGAAACAGGCAGGTATAACGGCACCTGCTTATATTTTCAATGGCAACTAGGCGGACAGGACGTAGGCACGAACCGCTCGGTTATTCACTGGCAGGTCGGTATAAACATCACGAACAACGCTCGCTGGTACAGCAACGCGGTGCGCTTGAATATCACAACCGTCAACGGAAGCGGCAACATCGCGAGCGGCGTCTGGTCGAACATCAGCGGCAACGGCGACCACCAACTCGGCGGCGGCATAATGGACATCTACCACAACGGCGACGGTGGAAAAGCCTTCAGCGCTGGAATGTCAGGCTCACTTTACGGAAGCGGAGCGCTCGAAACGAGCGGCGGCTGGGAATTGCCAGCAATACCGCGAGCCAGCTCGCCAACATTTACAAAGGGCTTGTATATTGTAGGCGAACCTATCGCGGTGAATATGAATAAGAAGCACTGGAGCTTTCACCACAATGTAAGTATTCAGATACCCGACGGCGCAGAAATCAAGCGCCAGGACGGCTTCGTAGGTGACCAGTACGTCTGGACACCGAGCCAGCAGGAAATAGACACCATTTACGAGCGAATGAAGGACACGCGCCAGACGAGCCTAGGCGTGGACACCTGGACATTTAACGGCGGCTCAATGATTGGCTCAGGCTTCCAGAACGTAACAATTGCCGTGAACGACAAGGAAGCCGCTCCTCTCTTTTCAAAGATTGACGCACGCGACACGAACGCCACCAGCAAAGCGGTAACAGGCAACGACCGCGTCTTTATTCAAGGAATATCGACAGTAGTCGCAACAATTGCCGACGCGGACAAAATGAAAACACGCCTAAAAGCGACGCCGAAGAGCTACACAATAAAGCTCGTCGACAAGACTGCGACAATTGCGCACGACGAAAAACAGAACGGCAAGCCATACGAAGCCGAACTCGGAACGATTAGTCAGAAAGGAAGCCAGCGCTTGGTTATTCAGGCGACAGACAGCCGCGGACTGACAGCTGAAGCCTTCAAGGACTTGAACTTTATCGAATACGACACGCCGAAAATCACAGCGACCGCAGAGCGAAAAAATAACTTTGAAAACGAAACGAAGCTCAGCGTCAGCGGAACCTTTGCGCGCATAACCGTCGACGGAGCCGACAAAAACCGAATAGAGCCAGGAAGCCTGCGCTATCGCTGGAAGCAGGACGACGGCGGCTGGAATGCTTGGATAAAGCGCGACTTTACGCAGAGCGAGGGCGCTTTCACAATGACGCCCGCCTTTTTATCAATGGCGAACTCCTCGAAGTTTATTATCGAGATTGAAGTGCGCGACAAATTGAGTACTTCAAAAACTCAGATCTCTCTCGACAGAGGCGTGCCTATTATGATGATATCGAGCAGTAACCGCAACGTCGGTATCGGCAAAATGCCAGCCGAGGGCAGAGCGCTGGACGTCAAGGGTAAAATCTATATGAATGAGAAGCCTCTCGAAACACCAACGCGAGTGCGCTCTTTCAGAGTCTTAGGGCTGAGAGAGATAGAAGCAGAAGTCGCGAGCGAATTGCCAGAAGGATACACGCGAAAATACGTAGACGTAACGCAGAACCAGCAACTGCCGAGCGCGCACTTTGTCTACGGCGCTATAAACTGGGGACGAGCGCAAACTATGGGTGCGCATATGACCGCGCCACGCTCAGGCTATTATGAAATAGCCGTAGCAGAAACTACGCTAAATAATGGCGGTCGACTAGACGGCGACCGTATGACGATGATAGCACTAGACTTGCCGCAAGGCGAGTACAACGTAGACAGAGCCTTTTATAACGCGATAGCAATCGTTTCTCAGCACGCTGGCTCTTTGCCAGTTATGGCAAGTAGGCGCGTTTTCATCAAGAAGGGGCAAAACATCTCAGTCTTTGCTGGGTCTATGGCGCCGGAGGAAGGCTTTTATAAAATCCAATTGGTCGAATGGGAAGGCGACTTGTCCGAGGACATTTAAGGGTGCTAAAATAAAACTATGGAAGCAAGCGTAACGACATATCTGGCAACGCAAGGCGTACTCGGTATAGCCGTCATCGCTTTATCTACCGCAGTTTTCAAACTCTGGAAGAAGAACGAAGAACTGAACCAAAAGCTCGTCGAAATCGCAGGAGCGAACGGACACGAGATGATAGCGTTTTACAAGCAAGACGCCGCAAACGAAGCTGAAAAGTCAAAGGCAATTACTCAGATGTCGCACTCAATCGACCTATTAACTGAGAAGATCAACCGAGGGGGTAATTAAAATGGACACAGCCGCAGTCATACGAGCGGAATTATACAGCGTGGACATCGAAGCCGCCCGCGAAGAAGCGCGAAAAGCGCGACAAAATACACAGCAAGCCTACGTGAACCTGGCGAAGAACAGCCAGAAGTTAGAGCAACGCATACGTGAAAATCATTTTCACATCACGCTAAAAAAGGCGGTCAGCGCGCCGAAAAAACAGCCGAAGAAACCATAGAAAATGTTTATAACTATAACCGCAATTGCGCGTATATTGATAGCGACAGCACTTGTCGCTATTATATTGCGACAGATAGAACTTTACCGACTGAAAGCGCCGAAAGAAGTGCGACACTTAAAAGTATTGCTATTCATTTTATCGATATCATTATTAACGAGCAACGCAATTTTACTGATACAGTGGATTATCGGAGCCTACACACATATCGAAATAGTGCCAGAGCCGAAAGGCTACGACGGTCTACTTTACTCTATCGTCGATATATTAGATGATATAATTACGGTAATAATACTAAGGCTCATATATAAGGAGGGCGAAAAATGACAGAAATGACAGAGCTACTAGTGCAATCTTTGCAAGCGTTTGCTTTGTACGGGTTAGCGACAATCTCGTACACAATCCTGTCGGCTTGGTCGAATATAAACGTTTGGAAAATCAGCGAGGGCTTCGACAAGAAGCTGTGGCTAAACGGGCTAGCGAAATACGCGCTCCTTGGCGCAAGCACGATAGTGATTATCCTCGTAGCAAAGGCGCTCCTCATTTTTGCGCCGAACTGGGGTATTGAATTGCAGAGCGCGAACCAAATCAGCTCTCAAATTATCTTCGGCGTATTAGCCGCAGGAATTGCAGGTATGGTGCTGAAAAACATCCAGAAATTAGCCGAAATCTACGGCGTGAGCCAGAAAAACCTCGACAAAATCACAACCAGCGCCCTCGAAAAAGAGGACGCAGAAGCACCGCTAGTAGTTGACGTGGCAGACCTTCCAAGCGGCAAGAAAGCCAAAGACGCAGACGTAGAAAAGACGGTAGAAAAATCAGGCGCGAAGGCGCTCCTAGACAGCGGACGCGGAGCCAGCGTACCAACCGACAGCTGGCAGAGTTTCCGCAACGCGGTTATAAATCAAGCCTTTGACGTAGACGGAGCATACGGCGCGCAATGCTGGGACGGAGGCGCGCTCTTCTGGCTGAATGCAGTCGGGCGCACATTATCCACAGGCGGCACAGGCGCGGCACGCGGAGCTTGGGAAGCAGCTCGTGGTTACAACGCAGGGAGCGAGTTTGAACTCATCACCGACAGAAACGCAATCCAGCCAGGTGACTGGCTCTTCTTCGGCGGCACGCAGTGGGGACACGTCGGAATGGCGGTGTCAGGCAATCTCGGCGGCTACGTGAGGCTTTTGGGACAGAACCAAACAGGCAACGGCAACGGCGCACCATTTACTGAAATCAATATGAACCTAGGAAGCTTCCTCGGCGCAATGAGGCTGAAGCGCTGGCACATCGCACCAGCACCAGCACCAGCACCGCAACCGCAACTATCGCCCGACGAGGTAGCCGCGCAGGTCATCCGCGGCGACTGGGGCAACGGCGACGACCGACGCGCACGATTAGCAGGAGCGGGTTATAACCCCGACGATATACAGAACCGCGTGAACGCGAAGCTATCACAGGCAACGCCAGCGCCAGAGTCAGAAGCTCCACGCTTCAATGTCGGCGATATTGTCCAGCCGAAAGTAGCCGTGGATTATAACGGAACGCCGCTCACACAATACGACAACAACTACGTAATTACCGAATTGATAGGCGACCGAGCCGTGCTGTCAGCCAGGGGGCAAGTCTGGGCGGCTTTGAATACAAACAACCTGAGAAAGGCTTAGAACAATGACGGGTGCGGAAATCCAGCGACAACTAAACGCAGCAATCAAGAACAGTAAAGGTATCAGAGAGTACGACTATCTCTATACAAGGCTACTCCACAGAACGAACGTCTGGCTATTCAAGAACAAGCTCCACCGCGATTATTCAGTGATTAACGACGGCGGTCGCGTCTTTATCGTAAACAGGCGCACGCAGGAGCGCATAAACGAAATCTGCCCCGACGTTTTAAGAGGCGGAAAGCGCGGCGAATACGTAGTGTATAATGTACTTATACTCAGCGCAGGGGGCGGACGACCGCAAGCGCTTAGAGAAAGGAAGCAATATGTATCAAATCGAAGTCGAACCGAACGCAGAAGGTAAGCTCATTATCGAGCTATACGGCGACAAGTATGAAATCGTCGTAAAAGAGCCGAAACCAAAGGCTAAAAAAGAAGAAAAACCCGCCGAGAAATAGAACAAAAGGCGAACAAGAAAGAGGGCAAAATAGCCCTCTTTTCTGTTGCAAAAATTACATAGCCACTGGCGGAAAATCCGCGCTTGTCATATAGTAAGAGTACATTAAAATTAAACCAGCAAAGGGGTCTAAAATGGAGCGAAGAACCGCTAAAGAAACACTCGTCTTAGTATCAAAGACGGGGGACTTTTTATTAACCAAAGACGAAGCCAGAGAGGTTGCTGTAAAGATATCAGAAGGCTATAAGAATATCGCAATTCAAGGCGCGATACTTGCGACGCACTCAATCGACGGAATACTGCCTTACGATAGATACAGAGATAGCGCGAGAATTAAGAACCGCGGCTTCATATGCTTATACGAGAACTTTCACAGAGCCAACGAACAGTGCGCCTGCTCGCGACTTCAAGCAATCGACAAAAACAAGCAAATCGACGCGAAAGCGAAGCCGACGACAGAAGAAGAAGCTCGAGGCACAGCCGCCCGCGAATACATACGCGAAAATCTCAAAAATCCAGACGCGCTGAAAGACGCAGACGCCCGCGAAGCGTTTGTAAAAAAGCGCACCGCCGAAATCTTAGCAGAAAACGCGTCAGACGCGCCAGGAGCGCCGTAAAAATTAAAGACGATAAAATTATAGGCTTGAACGCCAAAACGCGAAACAAAGCGGAATGAATAGCAAATAGAAGCATTATGCAACGAAGGAGTGAATAGAAATGCTAAAAAACATACCATTTTACGCCAGTCTACTAAATCGAGAACTAGCGAACGGAAAAATCACCAAACACAGCCACGTGCTGGTTTACGGAGCCATAGAAACACACGCGCTCGGCGATTATGGCTGTATTGCCAGCAATAAAACAATCGCCGCAGAAACAGGCTTAGCCTACAAGACCGTAGTCAACATCATAAGCGAACTCAACGCCTCAGGGTGGATTAAAGTGAATATGGACGAGAAGTACCATAGAGTGAACATAGAGCCAATGCTAACTATAGCCGTGCCAACATTTTCACAGGAAAGTCAAGAGCCAACAGAGGTAAACCCTGCCCCCGCCGAGG